GAATCACCAAAAACGAAGCTGCGGTTAAGGACCTTGTCGCGCCTGCGATTGATGGGGCGCTGCCACAGGTTCGTACCTCCGCAGCCTTGGAGCCGATGTTTGCTATTGGCGATCGACCACTTAAGCTGGTGAAAGGCGAATCCATTTGGAAAGGGATGGAAGACTATAACTTTGTTGATCACACCGGCAAGGTGATTGGTGAAATTACCATCTTCCCCGATCCAATGAAGAAGCAACTTTACATTGCTTCGGTTAGTTCGCACGACCTCCAACCCAACACAATGGGCCCAAGCCTGATCCGCGATATCAAGCGCCAACTTAAGGAGCTTTATCCGGAATATGAGACTATCTCTGGGTATCGAATTTCTGGGGCAAGAGAAGAAGCTGGTGCGCCGAAGGAACAACGGAAGCCGGTGGTTAAGCTCGCCCTTGGCGAAGGCTCTGAACTTGTGCCTGAATATGCCGACCTTCGCAGAATCCTTGAAACCGCCCCGACTAAGTTCGGCGACGTAACTGCGGACCTTGTTCCCAAGGAACTCTGGACGACCCATGAGCGCGCCATTGGCCAAGCGGTTCAGGAAGAAATTAACCGGATCACTGGTAAGACTGCAAAATCAGTTTTGGCTGGCGATATTCGTTACGAAGGTATTGATGGCATTCGTGGTGTGTATCATCAGACACCGGGAGAAATCGCGAAGATTCTAGTGAACATGCATGACTTCGATGCTACAGGCATTGCCCGACATGAGGCCATTCACCATCTCTATCGCGAGGGTTTCTTCAAGCCTGAGGAATGGAATGCACTGGTCGAGGCGAGCAAGACCGAAGGCTGGATCGATCGGTATCAGATTGCGGATCGCTATGAGCATTTGAACGAACTTGGGCTTCACGAAGAAGCGATCGCTGAGGCATTCAGGGATTGGGCCAAGACCCGCGAACAGCAGCCGGTCACGCCGGTTACGACGATCTTCCAAAAGCTTTGGGATTTGATGCAGCGGATCAAGGATCGTGTTGCGGAGATTCTGGGGAGGGAGCCTAAGTTCGATGAACTTTTCGAGGCGGCGTATTCTGGGGAGTTGGCGCAGAGAGCTGGGCGGGAAGGTGAAGGCGGGCAGGCGTTTGCTGTCGGAGACGGCAAGGAAGTTCTTTATCATGGTACGTCTAAAGACAAACCATTCGATAAATTCCGTGAAGCTCCTAATGGAACTTGGTTCACAACCAATCCTAAAGAAGCCTCTCAATATGCTGTTGAAAATGACAGTATGGGTCATCGATATGAAAGCGGCAAGTTTGTAGCTACAAATACGTCTTCTCGTGTAGCTGCAATGACTCATGATTTCAAGAATACGCTTGAAATTACTGAGTGGCCACAAGAAGTTCTAAATGCAAGCAACTATAAGAAAGCTCAATCTCAGTGGTTCACTGAACTTCGTAAAGAAGGTTATGATAGTGTCCGTCTTAAGCTGGAAGATGGACATAGTATTGTCGTATCCCTTGATAATTCTAAGCTTACTTCACATTATGCGCCTGAGCCTGTAAAGGGTGGACCTAAGTTTGCTAAGGGCGAGACTGAAATTGAAACTCAGCTCAAAGCCGAAGCCGCAGGCCTTGACGCTAAATCCTTCAAACGCATCCAAGACCTGATCCAGAAACGCTATCAAGAAGATATTGCGGCTGCGATGAAGCGCGCCGAGGCAGAGCAGAAGACGCTACAATCCAAGGAATGGAAAGAAGCCGCGAAGGAAATTCGCAAGGAAGTCGATGCAGATATTCGCCAGAGGCCAGACGTTGCTGCGGACCTGTTGATTGGTTCCGGCGAACTTGGTGGCAAGCAGCTTGAACGAAAGAACTATCCGCTGCGAGCAGAGGATTTGACTGAGGCCCAGAAGGCCAGCCTGCCGCGGAGGTACTATTCTAAGGACGGCGTTCCAGTCGATATGATGGCGAACCTCTTTGGGTTTACCTCTGGCGATCGGCTGGTTGAGGAACTCTCTTCCTACACCAAATCTCGTGAAGGCATGTCTGCGCAGGAAGGCCTCCGCAAAACCATCGACGAAGAAGTCCAGCGCCGGATGGAGCAGAAATTCGGCAAGCTTCAAGACAACATCATGCTCGACGCGATGGATCAGGCGCTAAGCGAAACCAACCTTCAAATCCTTGCCGAAGAATGGCAGGGCGCGGCTATGGCTGCGGGGGTTAAGGTTGTCGACAAAGACCTCGCAAAGGGCGAGGCAATGGCGATGTTCGGTAAGATGAAGCTGTCCGATATCAACGTCGAGCGGCTTCTGGGGATCATGGGTAAGATCGGCCGAGATACTGAGCGGATGTTGATCGCCGGGAAGAATGCCGATGCCTTAGTTCAGATGCAGCGGAAGTATATGACCGGGTTAATTGCTGCGGAAGCGAGGAAGTTGCAGAAAGAGCAGGCGACGTTTGAACGTACTGCCAAGCAATTCTCCAAGCGCGAGGTTTCTTCGGTCGATCCGGAATACACCAACTATATCCATCAAATCCTGATGCAGGTTGGTAAGCCTGTTCGTCGCTCGGTACAGGACCTTGCGCATCAGATGGAAGGGTATGGCGGGAAGAATCTTGAAGAGTTCGTTCAGGAGAAGGCTGGCGCGCTTCGGGAGATTCCTGTTTGGGATCAGCTATACGATCCGAACTGGAACAAGAGCTTCGATCAGCTGACTGCCGATGAATTCCGGGCGCTGCACAGTTCAATCAAGGCGCTGGTCCATAACGGCCGAGATGAAATGAAGATTATGCGTCAAGGCGAAGCCGAGGACCTTGCAGTTGTAAAACAGCAAATGATCCAGAATGTGATTGACGCGGCGAAGGGAGAACATGCAACGCAGAATAAAGGCCCGGTAAAGAAATTCCTGACGAACTATTATATCGGGCATCTGCAGCTGGAGAATATCTTCAATCGCTGGGACAAGTTCGATTCCAAGGGTGTTTGGAATCAATATATTATGCGTGACTTGATTGACGGAGCTAACCAGAAAGATGCTTGGCTCAAGGAATATGCGCATCAGCTTAAGCAGCTTCCTGAGCCCGAAGGCCTGACGCGGACGCTGGATAATCCACTATTTAAAGATCAAGACACCGGTGCGGCTCTTCCATTTACCCGGAAGAATTTGATCGCGGTGATGCTGAACACTGGTAATTCCTCGAACCTTGCTAAGCTGGCGAAGGGGTATAAGATCGAGCCGAATGACGTGATGGCTTGGGTTCACCAGCATGCCTCTGCTAAGGACTGGGAATTTGTCCAAGGTATCTGGGACATGTTTGCGGATATTAAGAAGAAATCAGATACGATGTATCGGTCGCTGACCGGCGGGGTTGCGCCTGAGAGCATTCCGATCCGGCCGGTAGATACACCACATGGTCAGTTTAAGGGTGGATATTACCCGATCATCTATCATTCTGAAATGGAAGGGAAATCGAAGAAGCTCATGGGCAAAGACCCGCTTGAGCAGGAGAACTACGTCCGCGCGACCACTCCAGCAGGGTATACTAAAACCCGAACTGGCTACGCTGCGCCGATGGCACTGGAGCTTGATGCCATGCCGGGACGTATTGGGCAAATGTTGCATGATATTGCCCTGCGCCCGGCGGTGCTAAACGCTGCAAAGATTTTCTATGATCATGATGTTCGTTCTGCAATCCGTGCACACTTTGGCGCAGAGTATCGTGATGAGCTTGTACCATATCTTCGTGGTGTGGCGAATGCCTCGAACTATGAATCCAAAGCTCAGACCACGATGAACCAAATGAGTGAGTTCATCCGACAGAATATGATCACGACGCTGGTCGGGTTGAACCCGGGCACGGTTATGAAGCATGGTCCGACGGCCGCAGTGCTTTCGGTTAGGGAAGTTGGGGCTGAGCCATTCGCTAAAGCCGTCCGCGGAATGTTCTCAGTCAACGAGGCTACTGGCGAGAGTAACTGGCAGTTTGCGATCAAGAACTCGCTTGAACTCCAACGCCGCGATAGGAACTGGGCTGAGACGCTTTATGGCTCAGCCACTGGGGTGCTGGCTCCTGGTGATAAACTGACTCCTATGCGCCAGAAGATCATGGAGCTTTCTTCGAAGCCTGTAGCATTGTCAGATATGATATCCGCGGTGCCGACTTGGCTGGCGAAGTATGAGAGCGAGATTAATGCTGGCGCTACCCACGGCGACGCGGTGTATGAGGCTGATCGTTCTGTCCGCAGGGCACATGGCTCAACCGCGATCACCACCCGTACTGCGATGATGCGGAACTCCAATCCTTGGCTGGTGTCGATCTATAACTTCTTCTCGGATGTTATGAATCGCCAGATGGAGACGATCTGGAAGGCTGGCGAGACTAAAGACCTTGTCAAGCAAGGGGAATGGAAAGAGGCATCTAAGACTGTCCCGGCCTTGACTGCATCGCTCTTTGCTTATGCTATCTGGCCTGCAATTGTAGAGACTTGGGTTTCTCCGCATCCACATAAAGATGATGATAGTTGGCTTAAGAAGTCCGCTGCGGCTATGACTTTTGCTCTGGGTTCGTCTTGGGTCGGGGTCCGTGATATTGCCTCGGCAATGACAATGGGCCGTGATCCGCAGTTTGGTTTGACCGGGACTGCGTATCAGACTATGACCAATACCTTCCGTGATCTGGCGAAGAAGGAACCTTTCAACAAGGAGCATGCTGGGAAGATTCTGCAGGATGCAGGGATCATGGTCGGTGGATTGACTGGTATGCTTCCGGCGCAGGTTTCAAAAGGTGGTCGATTCCTGTTTGATGTTAACTCCGGCCAGCAAAAGCCGAAGGGTCCGTGGCAATGGCTCACCGGTCTGCGGTATGGAACTATCGACAAGCACCCAGCGACATTTGAAGATTACCTGAAAGGAAAGCACTGATGGATCATAAAGTCTTCTTTGACGAAGCCCGCGATCATGTCTTTGGCAAAACCATGTACCAAGGGCAGGTCGATGGATGCCTTGCAATCCTCAACGCGTGGGAGAAACATGCGCCAGCTTCGGACCCCAGATTCATCGCGTATTCACTCGGAACCACGTTTCATGAAACTGCGCGGAGTATGGCCCCTATTGCTGAGCTCGGTAAGGGTCGTGGTCGGTCCTATGGGCGTCCTGTTCCTCCATACAATCAGATTTACTATGGCCGCGGTTATGTTCAGCTGACGTGGGAGCGGAATTATGTCCTCGCAACGCGAAAGCTTCGTGAACGTGGTGTGGTGGGTATTGATATTGATCTTGTTCGGAATCCTGACCTTGCAATGCGTCTAGATATCGCGTCAGGAGTGCTCATCTTTGGTATGCTGGAGGGTTGGTTCACCGGCAGGAAACTGATTGACTATTTTAACGGAACCCGGTCTGATTGGGTAGATGCTAGGGTGATAATTAATGGGCACGACAGAGCGGCGCTTATTGCTAGTTATGGTATGGCGTTCTATCATGCACTCACTGAAGCGAACAGGAGACAGTCATGAAGTTTGATCCAAAATGGGCCTTTATCTGGGGCCTTGTAACTACTGTGCTGACCTTCCTCGCGGCGACTGGGTTGCCGAATGCGGTTGATCCGCATATTAGCGAGCTTGTGAAGTCTTGGGCGACTTGGTTGGCAGCGCTGTTCGCTGCGATCACTACGTTTGCGTCGGGCTTCTCATCTTCGGCGTCTGGGCCATTGGTCAATGACAATAAGTGAGCGTTGGGGATGGCTCGTTTCCCTATGGCGAGCGATTGTCGAGGGATTCAAGTTTAAGCAAGCAAAATTTCCTTCCGCCGGAAAAGGAGATATCATGACAACAATCTCGGCAGGGACCTTGGATGCTATTGCAAATGCATTCAAAACCGCGGCGTATGGCAAAACACAGGATGATATCATTGCGCTAAGTGAGATTGCGAATTCTATTCCGATTCCGCAGGCACAGATGATTTCGGTTGGGCTTAAGGTGTTGGCGCAGTATGAGCCAATCATTGAAGCCCTGATTAAACAGGGGAAGATCAAATCGCATAATTCTGGTGAAGGTGGTATCGGGGCAGACCCGGCTGGAAATGGAGGAGTGGTGATATGAAAAAGGTTCTCTTGATTTGTGGTGCGTTGACACTCAGTGGTTGTAGCTCAGATTGGAGTAAGATCAGCGTTGCGGTTGGTAATGCCCTGGGAACCGCGGATAATGTTCTTGCCAATCTTGCTGATAATAGCATCCCCAAAGCATGTGCGATTGTTCGTGTAGCCGATGGATATTTTCAGAAGCTTAGCCCGAAGATCAGCGCTGATAAAATCGCGATCGAGGCGAAGGCAATGGCCGGGGTGAATGTGATCTGCAATAATCCGCCGGCTAATGTAGCTTCGGCCCTAAATACCCTTGTCGATCTTTGGTTTACTATTCAGGACGTTACCAAAACGAACTGAGGAGGATGCCATGTCCTACGTACTATCAGAGGGCGCAATGGAAAAACTTATCAATGACGTAGCTGATGTGCGCGCGGGGCAGGTGTTCTTCAAACAAAGTGTCGAGCGGATGGCAGAGAAACTCGATAAGGCTCTTGATGAGCATGACGAAAGAATCCGTGTGCTAGAGACTTACAAGGATAAGCAGCTAGGTCTAATGAGCCTAGCTGCTTTTCTTGGGGCTAGCGTGGCGTGGACATTTGACCATTTAGGTAAATTGTTTCGATGATTATTGCAGCCGGCCACGATCGGTTGTGAAGTATTTGATCTTGGTAGTGCGGTCAATTCCGAGCAGATGAATCTGTCCCGATCGCTCTAGGATATCCACCACCCGATGAATTGAATGGATCGGCAGACGGTCACGAGCGAACCTCGTGATCTTCTGCTCGCTGACGCCATATTCGCCGTCGTGGATTTTGACGAAGTGCAGGATTTCCTCCATCGCGGCGGCGTCGGCATTGGTCGCACCTGCTTTGAAGATTTCGGCCATTGAGGCTTCGGCTTCTAGGAGCCAGCCCATAGCCCGGTTGAAGTCATCGCGGGTTAAGATTAAAGCGTTAGATCGGTCAATAGCCGACACCATCGAGAGTTTATACAAATGCGTTCGCCTGCGCGTGACGTAATGTATGAGCTTAGGATGACTGGGAACTGGTTGTTCGCCGAGTTGTCGCCAGTTGTTAACTGCGTCCCGATATTCCCGCGTGACTTCAAACTGCCCAATCTGCTCGTTGATGATAGCAAGGTCATTCGCGAGATCGGCTGAATAAGTCTTTTCGACTTCTGCAAAGTCATCGCCGATAATTCTTTCATCTGAGAAGATCATAATCAGGCGTGAGGTAAAGCCTTGGCCCCAAGCCTTCTCTGGCATTAGGTCGGTCAGGTTCTGGGGAGTGCATCCGCAAAGCATGTTGATCTGTGGGGACTCGATTTTGATCCGTAGGTCGCTGGTTCTGCGGACCTGTTGGTATGGGGTTGGATCGTAGAAAGCTGAAAGCCCGTCGATCATCTCGTTGTCGTATTTGTGGATAAAGGCACCCATTTCATCTGCGAAGATCGACATGGAGTTGTATTCCATCGGGTCTTCGCCGGGCCGGATGATGTGGCGCTTGGCTTTGACCAATGAGTCAACAAGACTGGCGAAGGTCATTGAGATTGGTGCAAGGTGGAACTCAGGGAGTTCACGGATATAGTGCTTGCCTTCGTTGATCGTGCGGGTCTTGCCGACGCCGGGATGGGCGACGAGGAAGGTGTAGAGGTTTGGATACAACGGCCGCGAGGTCATCAGCCAAACCTTCTGTTCCATCGCCGCGGCAAGAGAAAGGATCGCAGTCCACTTGCGAAAGATCGGCGGGGAGTGGAGGTTAGCTGTTTGTTCGACGAAGGAATTTATCCAGCTATCTAGTTTTCTCTTGGTGGGCGTGTTCTCCAAAGAATTCTGCTTCTGCTTCGCGCCGGGCATTGATTGCTTCCTCTACGGTCTTAAAGGTTCCCAGATGATGTGTAACATAATTATGTGTTATATAAGCTCTGTATTTTGAGCCTCTTTGCTGTACACCTTTGATACCTAAAAGATTTGTTATACGCACACCCTGATTCATACAATTTTGTTGTTTAGTAACGGCACGAAGATTACAGAGTCTGTTGTCAATTTTGATTCCATTTATATGGTCAACGATAGACCAGACACCATATACGTGGAACCAAGCTAATTTATGTGCATATACAACGTGACCATCAATTCCAATTTTATAATAACCCGTAGTTTCATCATAACTACCTGCGAGGGTACCAATCATAATCTTTGAACTAATAGATTCTTTCCATCTAAAACTTCCTGTTATAGGATTGTAATCTAAAAATCGTCTAACCCTTTCTAGAGATAATCCTGTCGAGAATTGATTTCTCGGAGACTCGTTTTCTGCCATCATGACCTGTCCACTCCTTAAGTCCATTAGGATTCTTTTCTGGATGATACTTACCTTTATTGAACCCAACTTCGCAATCATAGGGAATACGCAGAACCCGGCCATGGGCCAATGGGACGGAGATTACAAGGTCTTCCTTGAGCATAGGGATGATCTTGTCTTCGTCCTTCTCAGGGTACATGAAGGTCAAGGCGTCATGGTCGTGCATCATGATGCAGACATAACCCTTGCGCCAGATTTTAAGCATTGCTTGGTTGACGATTTCGGCGAGGGAGGATTGGGGATCGTAAGCAATAGCTTCGCGAAGTGTGGATGGATCGGAACGACGCCCGAAGAACCAGCGCTTGCGGTTCATGAGCGAGATAAGATAGCCCTTCTTGCGGAGGGTTTCGTCGACGTGGGCCTGCCAACGCTGATGTGCGGGGAAGGCTTCGAAGTATTTGGATTGGAACTGGCGGACGAGGTCGAGTTCTACTTTGGCTTGCTCAGCTAAGGTTTGAGGTTTACCACCGTAGTTTGATCCGTGTCCAAGTTTCTTACACATGAATCTGTAAGTGTAATGACGATAGTACGGTTCTTCGGCGATATGCTTATCTTTTTTAAGGTCACCGGTCCATTGCAAAGCAGGCCACATAATGCGAGCAACTGCCGTGTGAGGATCGCCAGATTCGCATGCATCTAGATATCTCCTGTCCTTGAAGAGGTTCCATTCGATGGCGCCGACGCAGAAAGACTCTCCGGATTTAGCATCGCACTTAGCGAATTTATATCTTGCATCAGCGATAAAGATTGATCGGAGAGACTCTTCAACGTTTTGGAGATTTCCTCCAGTTCCGAACTCAGAAATACTTGAGGAGAACCGCCCCGTAGAAGTACCCGCGATGTTATACGATGTTCTAATCCTTCCATCTTCATCAATTGCAGTCTTAAGGACAGAGATTTTATCACCAAGCTCTGTAAGGAGATTAATGTGTTTAACGAGTTGCTCTGCGATAGGATAGATTTCGAGCTTTTCTCTGGCACCGCGATCCACTGTGGGCCTGCCGGACTTTCGAATTGGACTAATACCAAGTTCTCCATAAAAGAGTTCGGCGAGGTCTTTTGTGGATCGATAGTTAAAGTTCGCCATTCCCACTCCTTCATAAACAATTCGGAGCAGATTCGCTTCAACCCGTTCCATAATTTCGTAATATTCATCGATGACCTCCGCTTTGCGGACTTGATCTACAAGGACTCCGCGGACCTTCATTTCAAGCGTTGGGGCTTGGAGAGCTTTGGAGAAGTCGTAGGTCGAGGCGGTGATGTTGTCGAGTTGTGGGCGCAGGCCATCGTAGACGTCAAGGGTGACGCAGCAATCAAGGCCGTTGTAAACTTGATCCCTATCCCACTCAGAGAGCTGTTTTGGGTCCATCTCGTGAGTTTTAATTATTCTCATAACCAAGCTCTTTCATTCGTTTGTGTAATAGTTTATGATATTCTCTGTCCGGACATATAACTAGATTTAATGGTGTATAATTGTCCCAAGGTTTATTATTCATATGATGTACTTCTGCACCTTTGGGCAGCTTTTTACCCAAGGCTTTTTCAGCTAAATATACATGCTCATAAACACGCCGCCCATCTACTGTGATTGACACATACCCTCTATGATCAATAGAATAGCCTTGACCTACATTAACTTTTGTTTCGTATGTACCGTTACGCTGATATCTTAATCTATGTGCATTACATATACCACGACGATAGCTTGGATTGTTACAGCCTTCGATTTTACATTTCATATTAGTTACCCCTTTTAATAGTCTCAACCTTCTTACGCATATGCTTCCAACTACCCTCATCGCTGTAAATGGAGCCTAGATATCCCAGACCTTTAAGCGATTCAGGTTGTAGAGCATGCGATAATAACATTGTATCTTCACAAGCTCCCATAACCTTAATACTATATGCGCGCAATAAAAATGATATATCGAAAGCGCCATTCTGAAATAATTTCTTTATATTTCCATTCTCAAGAACTTGTCTAACAATATTCCAGCATTTAACTTCATCCTCCCTAGACGACCAATAATTTCCATCTTCTGATCGTTTGTCATCGAATGGAATAACAATGGCTCTTGCGTTTGAGGGTCCGAAACCAATACAAGTAATTCTCTGTCCACTTGTTTCAATATCGACAGAAAGGAGTTTACATTCGTTGACGTAATCACGGATGAAAGTTCGGATATCGTCGAGGCTAGGTTCGATCCATATTTCACGGGGAGGTCTCCTGATTTCGGGGTAGGCGGATTCACGGGTGGCTTTCATTAGGTCGGCGATTGCGGTAGGGCGATTGTCCCACTGACGTAAAACAGCACTAGGGTGGTAGGTAGGGAGAAGCTTAAAATCACACACTGTATGAGTGCTGAGTAAAGTTGTGCCGCGGAGCTTTGAGATACCTGTCCTGCCAGCGAGAGCCCATAAAGCACAATTGCCGAGACAGATGATAAGATTAGGATCAACAGCCATAATATCGGAGGCCAAACGATCCAGTTCATGTTCAAACTCCTGACGGACGTATTTGGATTTGACTAGGGCAGGGTATCCGGGGATGCCTTCGGCTTTGGGTCCGCAGAACCATTCGAGATCATTGCGAGGTGGATGGGTATTAAAGACATTGGTACGGATGACTTCGGGATGGAGTTGCCATATGGCTTCGAGACATTCGGAGTCTGACTTGGCGTAGTATTTATGAAGGTAGTCTCGGTCAGAAAAGGTGAACTCGATTACTCCAGATTCGTTGAGCATCCGCAGAAGTTCAGCGCCAGAAGGCCCGACAAAGGAAGTATTAAGTCGGGCCTCGGCTTCACCACGGGCTTCGCCAACCAAAAGTATAGGCTTCATAATTTCCTCACATGGTTGGGGCGGGAATCACTCCCCGCCCCAGTTGGCTTTTAATCACGCCAAGTCGCAGCCTTTACTGCCCACATCTGGGCGCCTTGGGCTTCGGTGATGGCGATAGAAGCGAGGCGGGCCTGCTCAACGGAATGAGCAGACTGCCTCATATCGTATAGAATATCGATCACCTTTGCATAAGCCTCCTTAAGCTCATGTACAGTCTGATCACCAGACGGGTTAAAGGTCAGGCCAACGGCCTTTTCTCCAAAGGTAAGTTCACGTGAGTCCATCTCAGTCCGCCTTCAACGTGCGAGAGATTTCCGCGTACACAGTCTGACCATCTTCCGACGGACGATGCTTGACCAACGCGCGAACTTCGGCGTTGACCACTTCGTCGTTGCGGGATCGGCGGCTGGCTTCTTCGGTCAGATCAAGGCCACAGTGTTCGTGGAACTCGTCAAGGCGATAGACAGCATCCTCGGTCAGGTAGAACGTCAGGCGCAGGGTCTTGTTGTCCAGCCCTCCCATCTCGGCGAGGTCTTCTTCATCAACGTCATCCTCGGCAGAGATTGGCTTGAGGGTGAACTGAACAAACGGGGTGCCTTTCTTGGAAGACTTGTCGTAGACTGGCGAACCCTGAACGCGGCAGAGATAGGTGCCGGTGGGAATGGGCTTGGGCCGGTCGATTTCGGTGGGCGACTCGTCGAGGATGGATGCGAAGTTGGGCTTGTTGTTCATGGGTTTTCCTTTGAGGTTTATTTACGGACCAGCGTGACAGACTTAGGTTTCTCTGCGGGCGCGTCACGAAGCGCTTCGAAGAGAGTCGCCAAACCAGTTTCGATAGGAAGGTCCTTATCGACTTTATCTGGTCTGGGATTGGCAAGATCGATCATGGCATCCGACGCGGTTTGGATTGTGCGTTTGCCAGATTTGTTTTTGTAGCGGATGTAAGTTGGGAAGTACTGGGGAATCTTCGGAGAGAGTTTCTGGCCAATACCCTGCGGAAAAATTTTGGTGCTGCCGTCTGGCAGGTCAATGTAGCTGCCGTGGGCGATGACGATTAGGTTGGTAGCGAAGCCTCGGCTGGTGAGCATTGCGAGAACTTTTTCCACGTCGTCTTGGGCATTCCCATAAACGGCGCGTCCATCGTAATCTCCAGACTTTCCACGAGGAATAATACTTTCATGAAAGTCATAAGCGGCATCACACAGTCTGCTGAGAGAGTCCACGATAAGTATTGTGTCGGGACCCCAGTCTGCGGGTCGGCCATAGTCAATGTCATCGTATTTCCAGTTGTCCAGAAGCTTAATAGCATTGATCCATGCTTTTGGTTTTCCATCGATCTGGCTCCCACTGGCTCCGGCTTTATAGGCATCACGGACGGTGACGAACTCGACGTTCTCGATTTTGTCGGGACATTCTTCCATGATCTTGAACTTAAGAATGTCGAGCAGGTTATCGAAGTCGAGGATGCGGAGTTTGTATCCGGCTTTGACGAGGGATACGAGCGAGCCAGTTTTGCCAGACTTGGCATCACCGATCAGGAGGACTTTGGTGAATTGGTTCGACTGGTGTTGAGCTAGGGATGGCATTAGCTTTTGGCTCCTTCAAGCTTGGTGGCGAGTTCGTTCAAACGGGCCCTGAGAAGAATGTTTTGATAACGATCCGATACAAAGGCCTCCACTTTAAGTTCCCCGCACTTAGCAGCAAGCTGACGAAGATCGTTGGCAACATAATTCAATGCCGCATCTTTTTCATCAACCCTCTTAAACACTTCCGTCAGGTGCTTGTTCACGTTCTTCAACGTGTCTATCGACTCCTGTGCTTTGGTTTGCGTTGCCATTGGCTTTCTCCATTTCCGCGACAAATTCGGTGTGGATTTCATTAAGGACTTCAACGATCGCTTTGCGTTCGGAGAAGCCTCGGGTTTGGTCGTCTTTTATGCGGAGTGCGAATTTCCAAAGAACCTGTGAACAGAGGTCAAGGCCAACCATAAAGCCTGCTCTGGCACTGGCGCTTGGGAATTCTATCGGCTTCTCAGGGGATTCAGTCATGACATCACCTCGATTTAATGGGATTCCAGCGATCTTCCGGCTCAAGTTTTATGAAATCTGACTTGAGATAAATCTCGCGAACACTTGGTGATTTTGAACACACGCCTCTAAATTTACAACCACCGTAGTTATTACAACTTACGTCGTTCATTGGCCAATAGTTGGCGATGGCATAGCGTTCGGCATTCTCCAAGTGCAGGTGAAGATCAGCCAGCCACTCGTCAAGCTGGTCCGCGGTTCGAAAGGTGAAACCTGAAACAAAGCGATTTTCCTTCTCCAAGGAAATCTGCGCGGCACGGACGATCACACCTTTGATCGGGGCACCGAGGACCATCTGCCCGGCGAGGGTATAGAGGGTCATCTGGTTGTGGGGTTGTATTGGTCGAAGTAGTATTGGCTTGGGGTTGTGACGGTGGTTTTGTGGTCCATCACGAAAAGTTGGTCGTTGAAGGTGACGACACGATCTAGGTGGCCGGCTAGGAGGTAGGGGTGCGTTACAGAATCTGTATCACCTAGATAGCTCGGCCCCCAATCAAGCTCGAACCGAAAGCTTAATTCCACTGCGGGCCTTCCGTCGGATTTGATGTAGGTCTCGGCAGGATCGTCCACGTAATGGTCAAGGTAATCCAGAACAAGTGAAACGACAGTCGTGCGGTTTTTATACTTTCCCGGTTTAGCTGTCTCATCGACACTCCAATCATGCGTCCTTCGAACCAAGTCGGATATTGCATCGTGAACTGCGTCTTCATGGGAGATACCTGTGGCGCGGGCGATATCGTAGTCTTGCAGAGCTTGGTGGTACTCGATGCCAAATCGCAGGTGGATGGATTCGCCTTTGGCGACATAACCATCGATCATTGTATACTGATACAATCGCGGGCAAGTTTTAAGTAGTCCAAGGCTTGTACTATCATAAGCATATTGTATGTTGGTTCCGGGGAGAAAGGGACTGGCGGAGCCAGTGGTTAGGAGGGATTCGTCTAGGGTTTGGTCGGGCATGGCTTTAGAATCTCCTATCAACCTTAACCTCAGTCTTTGGCTTAGTCAGTTTCATCATCACTTGGGTAATGTCGACTGACTGGGGTTTGGCTGGTTTCTCGCCTTTGGCCTTACGGGCTCGAGAGTGTCGATGATATTTGATTATGTCATCGATATCTTCGGAAGTCAAGTCGATCGCAGGTTTGGCGTTTATGTCTTCGATCCGGCGCATCAATTCATCAAGATCACTCATCATTCAGGCTCCCTTGCATCATCAAGTTCGACGGTACGTTTGGTGATAAGCATTTGATCAGGTTTTGACCCGGCACAGATCATTAGCTCTTTGTACTTGGGGTTGTTCTTGGTTACGGCATGGAATCGTAAGGTTGTCTGATGTAGGTTGTCGCAGGTTACGACCATCCCCAGTTCCTGTTCCAAGGCCTTGTCGAGGATTTCGCGGATGAGTTCTTCTCTCATTCGAGTTCTTCGACCTCCATGATTTCCCGCTCCATGCCGAATGGGTCAATGTAGACCCACCATTCACCGGTTTGCTCCGCGGCTTCGACAATCTTGAGGCGGAACTTGTCGAACTCGGATTTACCAAAGCGCGGATCGGTGCGTTCGTACATGCGGACGGCTTCACGGCGTTGAAGGACACGAGCGTAGTTCATCCGCAGGCGAAAGTAGTTGGCGGTCTTTTTGCTATCGAAGAGGATGCGGATGCCTTTTTTGGATTTGGCCGCGCGCTCGAATGCTTGGAAGCAATCGTCGTAGGCGGCGATGGAGTCAGTCAACGCCATCAGTGGCTCCTGATATAGGTTAGACGTTCCTTCGGGCGGGTATCGATCACGTAGTGGATATTTTGCTCTTGTCCTCCGGGGCGAATGTCTTCACTGTTAAGATGATAGACAGAATCGAATTCCAAGCCTTTGGCGCGGTGTCCGGACATGAAGTGGATGGTTCCGCCGGAGGCTTGGAAGATGTGCTTGGCGTAGGCGATAGCTCCACCGAGTGATTTTCCGTGACGAGCGAACACTCGCATACACTCGGCGGTGTCTTTGGCAGATTTGTTATCAAGAGAGTCACGTTCGGCTTCCCAATGTTCGATGGCGTCGAGGGTCTGGGCTTGGGTCATGGACTCGTCGCCGAGTTTATTGGTGAGACGGATGATTCGGGCGCCGATATCAACACCAGCAACGTCCACTTTGCGGCCTTGGGAGAGCAGGTCCATCGCCAAAGCGATTAGCGGGGCGTTATATCGGCATATGACTGCGGAGTTGTCTTCGATGGTTTGGACATTTCCCCGTGCAACCACACCGCCAGATTTGGCACTCCGTATATCGGGGACGTGCCAATGGACATTCTCTGTAATTGCAGAGGGACAACGGAAGCTGGTTGATAGAGGTAATGTGACCATATTGAATTGTTCAATCGCATCCGGCATTGCTCTAACGTCAGCCCCTCTAAACTCATAAATTGCTTGGGCCTCGTCCCCAACTCCAATCTGCCGCGAGTGCTTACACAAACATCTGACCATCGCACGGTTGACAGGAGATAGGTCTTGGTATTCATCGACAAGGACCACCGGGAACGATGGATAGGTTCCGCCGAACAAGGCTGGCATGTAGACTTGATCGGTAAAGTCGATTTCGCCATGATAGGCTCTAGCGATCGACAGGTTTAGGATTTTGTCAATCAACGCAGGTGCATCAGGGAGCAATGTCTCGTCCAACAGGCGCTCGACTGCGGAGAAGTCACAAAGGGATTTGGATGCTCGCGCATGGGTCGGCGGGATGTATCCGATATTACGAGCGATTGAAGTTGCAGCAAGCACAGAATCATACATACTCCAAAGATAAGCTCGATCACCCCGGGATGCTTCATCAACAATACTCCGAAAGATTTCGACGATTTTCTTTTTGTTCAAGGTCAGGCGACGGTCTACGGCGGCGGCCCATATTTTGTGGCCGAGGGAATTAAAGGTGCGGACGGTGGTTGCGGATCGCATGCGCTTCTCGGCTTCGGTGGCGATGGCTTTGTTGAAGCACATAAGCAGGTATGGTTGGGATTTCTCGGCGTGGTCAATCATTTCAAGGATTGTGGTTTTACCGCAACCGGCTCTGGCGCGGACCATTAATGATTGTTTCGATCCTTTAACTGCATCAAGAATTGCAGTTTGTTCATCTGTTGGCTTCATTATTTAACTCCGTCAACTTAGTTTCGCGCGCAGATACGGCTTCTTCGATAGAATTAAACATACCTAAATATATTCTAGTACCATTACGTCTAATTTCAGCTCTAAATTTTGAACCTTCTGGATATACACCTCTAACTTGAAGATAGTTATTTATTTGAGGTCCCTTATTAAGCATGTTTTCTTGACGTGTTACCGCGCGCAAATTACAAAATCTATTATCTCCCGGCGCACCATTTATATGATCAATATCATTCTTAGGTAATTCACCTGTCATATAAAGCCATGCTAATCTATGTGCTTTATGATTGCTGCCGCAAATACCTATTGTATAATATCCATAACTATCCAGAGTACCTGCTTTCGCACCAATTTTAACATTAGGACCTCTTTGTGTAAGATTTGTAAATTCACCTGTCTCTGGATTATAGTGTAAAACAGATTTGAGATAGTCTTGTGTAAGTTGCATTGTATTTGCTTTTCTTTCAGGCAAAATTCCAAGCTGGGGATCGTCGGGGAATACTCCGTTGAACTGGGGATTGATGCAGGCGTCGAGCATACTGGCGTCAGCGAATGGTGGATCAGATTCATTGACGATACGATAGACTAGAGTTCCCATATAGACTCCTAGATTATCCCCTGATTATACTAGATTGACTGGTGGAAGTCAAAAGGAAAGTTGATTGGGGAGGAAGTTTATTAATCTTCCTTTGTCTTGGATAGGGAGCGGAGAGAGCGGCGCGGGTGGCGTAGGCTGCCGCCTCTTCGTCGCGCCTGCTGTTGTGCGACCTGATGGCTTGCAAAATGCGCCCCTCGCCTGGGCCGAGATAAAAGCAACGATCGCATTCGACGTGCTTCCAACCGTTTTCGTAGCTGTAGACGTCCATTTGATCGACCGGATCGCAGATCGGACAGGGTTTGATCTTCGGATAGGTCATGCCACTCTCCCATCGAGAGCGGCGCGGGCACGGCGAAGATCACCAACGGAGAAGGCAGAAGCCGAACCGGGGTGAGCGTAGCCACCTTGCTTACGATCAACGCTCTGAGGTTCGACCTGCAATGGGCGGTAGTCTGCGGCGACATCGTCCGCCCAATTCTCCGCCTCCTTTGCAAACGGCTCCAACGCCTCCCGCAGCCGCACATTCTCCGCGCGCAGCCTGTCGAGTTCGGGTTGCACGACGGCGAGGCCGAGCAGTTTGCGCATTTCCGGCGACAGATGCTTCGCGGCTTCCTGCCCGGAGGGACTGCGGGCCCATTCGTCGCTTTCTTCCTTCGTCGCGTCGAACTCGCCTGATGCGACGCGCGCGGCGAACTTGGTGAAGCCCGCCGCCATCAGTTCCGCGTGCAATTGCGTGATCGGACAGACGTAGGTGTCGGCATAATCGTCGAACTCGCCCGTTTCAGCACGGGCTGCGAACGCCTCGTATTTCTCAGCGTTGGCAGGCGACGCAATCGCTGCGATCTTGCGCAGTTCGGCGGCGAGACGGTCTCTCGTGCGGCTCATCCGTCGATCTCCTGCTTTGCGAGTAGGACGGCGAGGATGAGGGCGAGGG